AATTAAGTCTCCCAATGCTGGAGATGCCCTAAGTATGACCTTTTCGAGAGATGCAAAGAAGAAAGAAAAAGTAAATAAAAATAGTTTTTTACCTAAAAGTTGGCATGGATAACTAAAAAAATGTTAAATTTCCTTTAAACCTGGTTATAATTTTTATATGAATATCGACGATTTACCCGAAGATTTAGACGAAACAGTACGCACAATGTCCAAGCGCCTTTCACAAGGTGACGGCCATATGATGACTCAGTACGAAGCCTTAAAGAATGATTTACAGTTTACAACGGCGGGGAATCAATGGGGCGAGAATGGCGGTTTTGGTGGAGCTAGACAGGCAAATAGGCCTAATTTAGTGTCAAACCAAACTTTAACTATTTGTAATCGAGTAGTAAACGCTGTAAGAAAAAACCCTTTTGGAATCAATGTATCTACAGATAACCAAGATGTAACCGAGCTAATACAATCCAAAGTAAGACAGATAGAGTATGAGTCTAGGGCTTCCGAGTCCTATGAGAACGCTTTTGAGTGTGCTGTAATTGGTGGCATTGGCTACTACTATATAACTACTGAGTATTTAAGTGATGAAGATTTAGACCAGAAAGTAAGTATAAAAACAATCATTGACCCTACTAGTGTGCTTTTAGATCCTTATGGGGAAGAAGTAGACGGCTCAGATGTAAACTGGGGATTTATTAGAAATTACCTAGATAGAGACACGGCTTGCGAAGAACACGGCGACGAAGTAATAAGAGGAACTATTTCGGGCTTTAACATATACGAAAATTATGATGTTCCCCCCGACTCTGTGGCTCAGCTGATCTACTACTATAAAGAGTCAAAAATGAAAATGCGCTACTGGCTTCAAGATGGTTCCTTTACGGACAAAAAGCCAGAGTTTGAAGAAATGATAGTAGGCAAGCGAAAAGTTTCTTATGATAAGGTTTACTGCTGTGAATTTATAGGTAATAAGTTTATAAGTAAGACAGAAGTAGGCTCTAAGTTTATCCCTATTGTTCCTGTATATGGTGACAGGCTAAGGACTTACGAAGGAGAAAAAATCTACTGGGGCGGTATGACCAGGAGAGTAAAAGACTCTCAAAGAATGGTAAACTACTACAAAAGCAACGAAGCCGAAACAGTAGCTTTAATCCCTAAATCTCCTTACATAGCAGAATATAGCCAAATAGAAAAGTATAGGGACATCTGGGAGAATGCAAACACAGAGCCTTACGCTGTTTTACCTTATGATGCAAAAGATATAAACGGCTCACCTTTGCCACCACCACAAAGAGCTGCTAATGTTGCTAATACTGGCGGAATTGTCCAATCGAGAATCCAAGCTCAGCAAGACATGGCTTTAGAATCTGGTGTTTTTATTAATCAGCTAGGCGGTCAAGAGACTGCGGGGCAATCTGGGAAAGCTATCCTTTTAAGGGATGGCCAGGGGGAAATCACAAACGCGCAATACTTAGACAACTATAAAAAGTCTATGAACCAAGCGGGTAGGATTGTCCTAGCTATGATTAAGACAACTAGCGACACTATGAGACGTGAAGCTTTTAGGTCTGAGGATGGAGAGGTAGAGTATCAAACTGTAAACCTTTCTGAATTGATTAGTTCTGTAAATGATTTGGATGTAACAGTCTCAGCTGGCCCAGCTTATGAGAACGCAAGAAAAGAAGCTATTTCAACTATTAACGAGCTAATAAGTGGAAACCCACAATTAAGCGGCATTATTTCTGATCTAATGATTAAGAACATGGATGCGCCAGGCTCTAAAGAAATAGCTAAACGTCTTTACAAAGCACTACCCCCAGAGTTCAAAGATGAAGAAGAACCCAATGCGCCTGACCCTGAGGCTATGCAGGCCCTACAAGCCCAAGAGGCAACGATTCAAGAGCTTGAAGCTACTTTACAGAAAGTTACTGAAAATGCTCAACAGGTTATAGGCGAGTTACGCAATGAAATTATTTCTAGCGATAGAGATAACCAAACTAAAATACTTACAACTAAGTTACAAGAAGAAAGCGACCTAGCCCAGGCAGAGCTTAAGGCACAGGTAGAACTGGCTAAGGCTGGACTACAAGAGGAAGCTAAGAACTTTAGAGAGCTAGAAGCTATCAAAGCTAAGGCAGTGGAAAAGATGACTGCTTTAGCGGGTGATGTGATTAAAAACAAAACCGAAGCGGTAAAAGTGGAGTTTGCAGACATACCAAACCCCCCAACCCCTGGCGGTGATATTGATTTACAGTCGTCTTAGAGGACTCAAAACTCTATGTCATTTAACAAAGGATAGTACTTAGGGCTATGGAAACTGAAACCTATGAGCAAGAACCAGTTGTAGAAACTGGGATGCAGGAAAGCACCGAATTGGAAGGTGTAGAAACAAACCAAGAGTCAGAGACAGAAAGTGCGGAAGCCGAAACTATAGAGGAAGCGGACTCTCAACCAGAGAACCCCGAAGAACCTAAAGCAGAGGAAAACAAGCCCGAAACGGAAGACACTGAGGACGATCAACCAGCTTGGTTTCAAAAGCGGATCAATAAGCTAACTTCTAAGCGTAAAAGCGCAGAAAAGGAAGCGGAATTATTTAGGTCTGAAAATGAAGAACTAAAGCGAAGGATTGAGAGACTCGAAAACCCAAGCCAACCAGAAGGGCCAGAACTTTCTAGGGAGGACTTTAGCACAGATAGAGAGTATATGGATTATGCTTTTGATCTGAGGGAAAAGAAACGAGAGGCGCAAGTACTCCAACAGCAACAAGCCCAAAGCCAGAAAATTCAAGCTCAAAAACGAGCGCAACAGGATTTTGTACAAAAGCTTGAAACTGTTAAGGACACGTTGCCGAAGGACTACAACCAAGTAATACAAGGTGCGTCTAATGTTCCTATACCTCAATCAGTAGCGGAAGTGATCGGAGAATCCGATTGCGCCCCAGAATTACTGTATTATTTTGCTAAGAATCCCAACGAAGCTAGCCGAGTGGATGGCTTAAGCGGATACGCTAAGTTTAAATTCTTTATAGAGTTGGAAAACGATATACAAGAAGGACGACGAAGCAAATCTGCAAAACCTACAACCC